TTCGTGCAAATGCCCCGCGACTTGAAAACGCTGGACCATCCCGGTGGCTGCTTGGAGTGGTTGTTATAGATGCTTTCGCCTACACATTCTGTGTATGTTACATGGCTCTGTGAGTCGTCGCGGCCCAGGCTTTCAAACTCATTGTTACGAATTACGCAGTTCTGAGATACTCGCGTGTTCGTGCCAAAGATCGCAATTCCGATCTTAGCGTCGTGGATATAGTTATCCTCGATGGTAATATTGCGCACTCCAGTGGCCTGTATGCCCGCACCGTTATCTGGCCATGCCTGGTAGGGGCCGTTCGGGCGGTCTTCTCCAGCGAATCCTTTGTTCAACACTCCCGTTTGTGGCGACTTATCTCTCCACACATTGCGGATCTCACACCCACGAATGGTGACGTTCTCCAACAACTTGGCAGGAGGATTACCAGACTCTCCAATCCTGAAAAGTCCCCGGTCCCAATTCCAGAAATCGAGTTTTTTGGTGCCGATCGCGCCGTCCGCGTCGAAGATAGGCCGCTTGCCATCCTCGGATCGAACACACTCGATGGTGAAATTGCTCCACCCAACGAACATGAACCGCCGATAGGGTTCGGGACTGTAATAGACCTTGATGGTGTCGCCGTCCGCGAGTTGCGTCCACGGCAGGTTCAGCGGGTCAGGGTAGGTTTTTCCGGGGCCGACCTCGTAGGTGGCCCCGAACAGAGAGAGCGCGAAAAGCAGGCAGGTTGCGAGTTTCATGGTACTTCCTGGATCGACTTAGTTGAGCAGGCCGAGATTCTGGAGAGCGGTGATGACCTCTCCTAAGCGTGTGCGCATGTTTCCGATTACCGCGTCTGAGGTAGCGTCGCCGGTATTTAGAGCGGAGGCGTCGGCGGCGGTGGGCGCGGTGGCACGGGCTACCGGGGTAACACCGTAGAATCCGATGCCCGTTGCGTTAGCTCGAAACCGTTCATTTGTACCTGCGGTGGAGCGCACGGAAAACACATCCGAGTCCAGATAAGTTTGATTGGCGTTCGTTCCGTGAGTGGAGCCAAACATTATGAGTCTCGGATCGGTACCAGTCGAAGTGCCAGCGATTAAGTTGAACGCTATATTTTGGACACTCGACTTCACCGTCGAGTTTACTGCCGAAAGAACGACATTACCGTTTATTGACGCTCCTAGAGCTGACAGAATGCCGTCCGATCCCATTGATGCCAACGCCGAGCCCGCATTGTTCTGCCACGTCGTCAGTGCATTCGTGCTCTGCCCCGCGCCCGCCCGAACGACGAGCGAGGTGGAGCCGGTCGTGGCGACTTGGTTGTACCAAGTAAACGTCCCATTTCCCCAACCAATTGAGCCGTAGGTGTCCGTCCCGCGAATGATCTTCAGATCAGCGGAACCTGTCGTTGCTTGGATATTCCACGCGTAAGCATTGTCTGCTTTCAAAAACAGGCTCGTCGTGCCAGCCGAAGACAAGATAGCGTTGCCGATCAGCGTCAGACCCGCGAACGTCGGGGAAGCCGCCGTATGGATGTCCTGCGGCAGCGAGAGCGTCACCCCGCCCACGGAGGCCGAGCGGATGACTTGGTTGGCCGTTCCGGTAATGGAGGTCACGAAGGCCGTGCTGTAATCCGAGAGCGCCGAAGCGCCCGCGAGCGTACCGCCGCCCGCCGCGTTCTGGTGGCTGTGCGTGGCATTGACAAACGATGCAATCGTAGGCGTCACAATTGTAGGCGAGGATGCCAGCACGATTGAGCCGGTGCCGGTCGTCCCGTTCGATAGATTGCTCGCCGCTGGCTGTGCGCAAGTCAGATCGCCATTGGCCGCGATGGTCGTGGCGTACTGATTCGCGCTGCAATCGGCGGGGTTTGCCGCGAGAGCCGTTGCGGTGCTTGCGTTGCCCGTCAGCGCGCCGACGAATGATGTGCTGGTAACGCTAACCAGCCCCGTAATGGTTGTGGGCAGGTCCGAAGACACCAGCGCCGCCACCGTCACGCCCGCGCCCACCGAGGACTGCTTGAGCACGTACCCACTCCCACCCGTTGCGCTCAGGTCTGCACCCGTGCCGCCGCGAGCGAGGGCCAACTGCCCAGAGGTGATCTGGGTGGTGCTGATCGCTTGCCCGTTGAATCCGGTGCCCAGCCTTGTGGCAATGGAGATGATCTCGGCCGCGACTTGGTTGTGATACCAAGCCGAGATGACGTTGCTGATCGTCGCGCCGGAGCTATGGCTCTGCGCCACCGAACTGTCGAACCCGCGACCCGCAGAGCAGACCGTCAGGGTGTTGCCTACGCGCGAGCAGATCTTGATTAACTCGTAGTCAATGCGGATCACGCCGGGGATCGGCACCAGCGAGCCGTCGTTCACCGGAACGGTGAGCGTGGAGGCGTCGATATTGCTGGAGAGCGTGAGCGCCGCGTCCAGGCGGTTCTTCGCCACCAGCAGGTCCGTGTCCGTGGGCAGCGCGGAGGGGAACTTCGCTGTGTTAGGGTTCTGCGCCCACAGCGCGAGAGCCAGCAGTAACAATGTCAGTAATCGAATAATCATCGAACTTCCTCCAGCGTTAGTAGGACTTCCCGCCTTCATCGAACTTCCTCCAGCACAAATTGCGCCGCATGGCGCGGCATGCCCCACTGCAACGACCCAGGCCCAGCGAACACCACCTTGTAGCGCCCCGTCTCGGAGACTCCGCTATCGTCGTGGTCGACCATATTCGGGTAAAAAAAGAAGCAGTTCACGCCATCCATCCACTCGTAGAAATCGAGCCAGGCATCCGCTTCTGCTTCGGTCAACCGCCGCGTCAGTTTCCAGGTCCGCTTCGGTTGCTCGGCCTGCACTTGGCGGTTCATGCTGCCGTCTGTGTACGGACCGTCAGCCAGGATGGGCCAGTCGATCGTTTCCTCGTAGGCCGCGCAGAGCGCCCATGGGAGCACAGCAATCGCCGCTGCCTGTTGCACAATGCCGGGCATATGCCTCTAGGTGGTCACCGCCAGGGGATCAAACAAGCCAGCGGCGTTATCGCGCCGCAGCATGGAGCCGTTATTTGCGCTCTGCAGAGCCGATGCGATCAAGCCGGGCTGGGACGACACCGTGCGCACCGTCTCGCCCCGCATGACAGCCGTGGTCGCGTTGCCATCGAGTTGGATCGATACGTTCATGCCACCGCCGAGCGCCGGATTCGGAGCGAACGAGCGGCCGATGCCAGCGGTGCTGCCGCCGTAGTTATAAGCAGTGCCGTTCACCCAGGTCGCGTCCTGCACAATGCGCCCGCCGGTCTGGTTCAGCACGACACCGCGGGCTACGTTATCGATGGCCTGGATCTTGCCGGCCTGGTTCGTCATCGACCCGTAAGTATCGAGTAAGTTGCGGATCTTCTCGGATCGCACGCCCACGTCGATGTTGCCGCCGAACTCGCCCTGGATGATCGGCCAGATGGTGTTTTTCGCGAAGTATTTATCGATGCTGAGGCCGTAGACCTGCTTGACCTTGTCGACGATCTGCTGGTCCTTCGACTTAAAGAATGCCGCTTTGATCGCGCCCACTCCGAAGCCGATGGCCGCGCCGATCGCAGCGCCGACCGGACCGCCGAAGCGGTTGCCGATGATCGCCCCTGCGCCGCCCATCTCGGCCGCGCCCACCCAGCCGCCGCGGTTCCAGCCATCCAGGCCGAGTCCGATGCCGGCCATGAGGGCGGCGTCCGACTTGCCGAGCGAGGAAAGCTTCTGGCCGAACGATGCCGCGCCAAACGTTGTCGCTGATCCCGCTCCGGTCGAGATTGAGTTGCCGAGACCAAAGAAGTCTCGCATGCCGCCGAAGCCGCCGAACGGCAGCATGCTCATGATGCCGCCGCGCTGCTGCTGTTGCCCGCCAGACGCGCCGAGCACGGACTGGGCCATAGATGCCCACTGCCCCGCACGGGAGCCAGCCAGCGGCACCTGGCCGCCGGGGAAGTAGTATCCGTTTGAGTTCGCACCGAAGCCGCCAGAGCCAAAGCCGAAGCCCAATAACCCCGCCGCGGTCGCAGAGGATGACTGCGACGGCAGAAACGGCGGGGTCGTTCGCGACACGGGGGCCATGCCCACCCCAAGGGTCGACATGATGCCCCCTAGTGCGCCGCTAAAGCGCCCCTGCCCGGCGCCCAGCGAGCCCTGAGATTGGAGGCTAACCGGAACGCCGGTCACCTGTCCGGTCAAAAAAGCAGCAATCCTACTGGAAAGCGCATCTTTTACCGGGGTCAAAAAAGCAGCTTTGAAAATGTTTTTGATGGCGTCGCCGAGTGTGCTTGTTCGCGTGATCAGAGCATCGATCACGCCCTCGGCTTGCCGTTTCAGGGAATCGAAGACTCGCTCATTTCGCTGGATGATCAGTTCCGACTGTTTGATCGCCGCCCGTTCCCGGATCTCATCTATCCGCGATTGCGTCTGGATTTCCAGGTCTTTCGCCTTCAGCGTTGCGCCCGTGCGGATAGCCGCCTGGCGCTCGAGAAACTCCTGGCTATTCAGCTGCTCTTCGGTCAGAGTTTCTTTGATCTTCTCGATGCGATAGGTAGCTTCCCGGTCAATGGCATCCGTCCGCAGCCGTAGCAATTCAATCGCGTACTGCTCCTCGATCGATGCACGCTGCGCGTTGAGCGCTTGCTGATCGCGGAGAGTGTAGGCGTGTACCGCGTCGACCGCTCGCAACCGAGCCTCGCGCAGACCTTCGATGCGAGTGACTTCCAGCGAATACTGTGCCTCCTGGTTCTGCTGCGCCATCTCGCGTGTCTGCTGGGTGAATTGGAATTCCGCCAACCGGGCGCGGCCGGCGTCCACCATGAACCCGGTGCGGCGTCGCGCCGTAGTCTGCTCGCGCTCGCGGTCAAGCTTGCGAATTTCGAGAGCGATCTGCTTTTCTTCCCGCGCGATGTCGAGCGCCTCGGCCTGCGCGAGTGCCCGCCGGGCTTCGGCGGTAAGTCCCAACTCCCGGCGGAGGTGCTCATACCGTAGGGCGATCTTGAGGACGCCTTCCTGCTCGGATTCCTGCGCGTTGCGGAGGATGTCTTGCGCCCGCTCCGTGGCTGCTTGGGCCTTTTTCGCGGCTTCTTCGCCCGCCCGGAGTGCGGATTCCTGGGCCTTCAAGTCCTCGACCAAGCGGGACTGCGAAAGCATAGCCGGCGCAATCAGCCGCTCTTTGTCGTACTGGTTCGTATTCGGATCAACGAAACTGCGCCGGAGCTTCTCGCGTAAATCCTCTGCCTGGCGGATGCGCTGGCGGATTCCATCGATGGTCTTATCGAACTCGCGTTGCTGCGCGTCCATCGCCGCGATCGATCCATTGCTTCCAGTCTGCGGAGCGGTTCCACCCAGCCCGAAAGCCCGCAGCCGCTGGCTGATGATGACCTGCGCCTCGCGCTTGAACTGCTCGGGGTCGATATCAGGCACCGGGATGAATGGTGCAATGCCAGGGCCACCGCCGCCGCCGTTAAACTTGGCTGTTCGCTCGGAGAATTCTTTGATCCAGCGCGCCCCGCGAGCGATTGCCGACGAAAGCTTGGTCTCGATCGCGCTGGCCACGTCGCCGACGCCCTCAAACATACCTTTGAGCGAGCCGATGCCCTGATCGACTGCGTTTTTGAATCCAAGCACAGCTTCCCGGCCTGTCGGGTCGAGGACCGCGCCCAACCGTTCAACACGTGAAATCGAATCATTGAGCCGCCCATTCAGAAGCGGCAGCATCTTCTCGCCCACCTCTGTTCCGAACAGATCGAAGGTGGCCTGAATGCGCTGCACCGGGCTCTCGATCCGCTCGATGGAGATCACCGCATCACGGAACTGCTGCGCCAAGCTGCCACCGGTGTCCACGCCCAAGGCGCGTAACTTGTCCTGGGCGCCGATTAGCTTTCCCGTTGCGGCGATCAGCGTCTCGGTATCTCCCCCCACGTTCTTAGCCGCTCGCCCAAGCACATCCAAGTCGTAGGCCGCGATCTTGGTCTTAATGGAAAGAACTTCAGCTTTCTCCGCGAGCGCACCGGTCTTATAGGTCATCTCGCCGAGTTTCTCGATTACAGCCACGGCTCCAATCGAAAGAGCAGTGAACAGCGTAGGGGACAGCGCAATCCGGGCACTCCGGTAGGCGTTCACCAGCCCACCCATTGCGGCGACATGCTCACCATGCCCGGCGACTACCTCCTTGGTGCGGTTGGCAAAGGCGGAAGCGGCCATGGTAGCCGCCTCCCACGCGATGATAAGTTCTGCCGTAGTCTTTGCTGCGCTGCCGGCCCATTCGCGCAAGCCCCGCGCTTTCGCCTCGATCCTGTCGAAGATCGAAGACAGTGTGCGGCGGCCGGTTTCCGCGCTACGCACCATGTCCTGCGAGGACTGATCGACCGTCGATCCGACGCGCTTTGCGGCCGTATCTGCCCGCCGCTCCACGACGACCCAGCCGTCCGATACTTCTTTCTGGGCGGTTTTCGCCTTTGAGTTATCAATTTCGATAACTTGGCGTTCGATTTGGTCTGCCATTAGTCGCGCTCCGATTCCAGAGCCTTATTCAGTACCGATTGATCAGACGGCGAAATGCCGAACTGAGGCCACCGGGCGTTATTCTTGGCGGCGCGCAGGTTTGCCTGCATCGTGCGAAAGCCGATCACTACGCGATTTGTCGAGGCCTCGATCACTCCCATGGCTCCGAGGGTTTCTCCGGTGCGGTGCCAGTTTCGTATGGGTCGACCGCCGTACTTGGAGACTTTGGTCATCACGTAGCCCGCAAGCGCTGCCAGGCCATTGGCCCGTCGAGCCGGCGTTGCTTGGCGCAGGGGCGGCGCCGGCCGATCGTAAACGTCGTATCCGCGTTCGATTCGGTTTCGAATGCTCGCCGTCACGCGATCTCCGATGCGGGTCATCTGGCCAGAATTGAAATCAAGCGAACGCGGCTGCGGTCGTTGCGTTACCGTGATTTTGCCCGCCATTCTTGCTGCCGCTCGCTATCTCGTTCGGCCTCAAACTTGCGCTCTTCCGCGTCCATTAGGTCGAGGACGTGATAGATCTCGCATGAGATCTCATCCAGGGTGACCGACAGACCTAACTGGGTAGCCCGGCGAATCGCATTCGCCCGGCTGAGTAACTGCCCCGCCTCCGATCCGCCCAGCGCATTGTCGAGTTGCGTGGACGGGCATTCCGGGCAGCGCAGGCGTTGGTATTTCGGAGACTGGCAAGACGGGCAGACAATGCCGGCTGCTTCCTTGTCTGGAGGTGTCCACTGGAACGCACACAACTGACACAGGAAATCGAACGCTTGGGGGCACCTGCGCGGCCCCTTGCACAGCCGGTCGCGCCGCAGTGTGGCCCATATCAGATAACGAACGCCGGGCCGTTCTGGCCAGCCCGGCGCTAGGCTTCCGGGTCGGTATCGTCTTCCTGTTCGGCGAGCACGGCCAGCAGTTCCATGATGGCCGCGTCTTTGTGGATGATGGGCACCGACGACTTGCCGTCGGGATAGCCTTCGACGCCTTCCGCGATTGCGTTCCAGAGCGTCTCGGAGGGCTCGAGGAACATCTGGAGTTCCTGGGTGCGCCGATGGTCGACCACGCGAACGGCCGCGTTCTGATAGGTGAACATCTGCCGCTGCGTGGGAATCCGCAAACGGTGGGATACCAAGATCCCGTTGATGACCTTAAGCGTGATCCGAAAGAGATCGTCTTTGCGGGCCACCTCAACGACTTCAGCGGTGTCCAGTTTGGCGATCGCCGCGGACTTCTCGAACTCGTCGAAAGCGTCGCCGTTTGATACATGCACCAGGTCGAACAGCGGAGCATCCGCCTCAACGTTGGTGCTCTTTTCGCGCTGGGTACGGCCACCGCCGAGCACGCGGCGCTTGACCTTGGTTTCCCGCGCGCGCTGGGCCCACTGCGAATCGGTGGGCCAGCGTAATGTGACTTTCTTTATTCCTCCGGAGAGGATGGAAACGGTGAAATGGTTGGCAGGATTGAACATGGCAGGTTCTATTCAGGCAATTCGGAGTTACGAAGCGGCGGTTAGGAAGTTATCCACGCCGATGGTTGCTTCAATGGTGAACACGCCATTGCTGGCATGCTTGAGAACGGTGTACTCGCAGTCATAGGTCGCAATGCCGTCGGCATCGCCCAGCGGGGTCGCGCGCAGCCGAATGCGATGGAAGGTAATTTTCCAGCCGTAGTAGGCCGCGCCAAGGGCCGCGCCGCGCAGATAGATAACGCCGGTTCCCTCGGTTCCGGCGAGCAAAGCATCTTCCTCGCTCGATGCTGAGTCCGCCTCTACTTTGGCTGTCAGTGTAATGCTAGGAACGCCGCGGCGCATGCGGCCTTGTAGCTGGTAGTTATCCTGCGCGCCGGAACCAGGATAAAAGCCGGGCCGGATGTTGTTCTTGAATCCGATATTGACCTGGTTCATTCGCCCGCTGGTCAAGTAGTCGAAGCCTATCAGCGTAAGAGTGTTAAGGCTTCCCGATGTCAGCGAGTGCTCGGTAAACGCGGCGGGAAAGCTGATCCCCGACGGGTTATCGTACTGGCCGGTGCCCACCCAGGAACTCGTAAACTGTGCATTGTCGCGGCCGGGACCGGATTGTAACTGGATGCCGAACTCCTCGCACGCCATACCGATCAGCGCCTTGTTATTCACGGCGCCGGTTTTGGTGGCGATGGTCGTCACGGGAAGATCCAAGCCGTCCGTTTCCAGGTCCGGTGCGGTCATGGTGTACTTGAAGCCGTCGCCAGAAGACGACTTAGACACCGCCCCGATCGCATAACCAGATAGGAACGCAAGTGCCTCCGCGGTTACGCGACCGTTCCAGCTTCCACTGGCCTCGATGTGGGACGGATAGACGTTGGTGGCGTAAACGCCCTTGCCGAGATCGGCGGCGTTGTCTTCGTTGATGGGCCGGGCCTGCAGATCGATTTGCGTTCCGACCAAGGTGAGCATGTCGGCGGCGACCAGCGCTGTCACGAGGTCCGCCTGCTTTTTCTTTCCAATCGCAAGGAACTTATCCTGCGTCAGTGCTAGTGCCATATCAGCAACTCTCCTTTACTGTTTTTCTCTAGGAATCCACACCACGCTCAGTGATGCGCATGGGGATTTCGAAGTATTCGTAAACCGCTTCGCCAACAATGATTTGGCGGGGTAAGCAGCCGCGGACGTCGGTGGGATGAACGCCCGATGTCACGCAAGTGCGCTTGAACTTCTCGCCGCCGGTTGTCACCACCCCCTCTCGTAACGCCGTGAACACCGGCGCTACCTTCCCGCTTGGAACGAGGAACGCGGAATATAGATGCTCGATGCCGTTACTACGGTCGTTGATGGAAGTTCCCATCCAAGCGAGCAGGATTCCGGGCGGATTCACCTTTCGGATTGCGGAAGACAGATCAACCTTGGTGGGATACGTTGGGCTGTAACTCGTGATGTTAGTCGACGAGCTACCGAGCAACGTGACGAGAGTCGGAATGTCACGAAGAACCGTCAAGAGGTTCCCGAGTAACACATCAGGGTCGATCATGCTTTCGAGAGATACACACGGGCCAGCGCGCCGTTTTCGCGCTGCCTTACTGCGAATACGTCGTAGGCGACCGTGTCGAAAAGGATCTGGTCGCCTTCCTGAACGCCGTCGGGCAGGTCGGCGATTCGAATCAGGCGAACGGTGTATTGCCCCGGAAACGTATCCTCCGGTAGAGGATCCGCCGGAGCGGCAATGATCGTCGTATCCGCGAGGCTGCGGCGATGCGTGCATGTTTCGCCGAACTCGTAAAGAACGGCCGCCGCAAGATCACGGGATGCTTCCGCGAAAAGAGACATTAGTAACTGCCGACGATTCGGTATTCAACGCTGGTTCCATCAGCAGCGGAGATTTGAATCCCGCTGGTAGCTTTGACCCACGGAAGCAGCAACGTATACGTTGCGTTGGCCCCGATCGATAAGTCCTTCGGCGGTCCAATCCGGCAAGGTCCGGATGCGCACGGTGGCCGGCGTTTTGATGATTTCGTTGCCGTTGGTGTCGGCAATCGCCGTTCCGACCTTCGGGCTCGTCAGGGTTTTGTTGGTGAGTGTTTCCGTGCCGGCGAGTGAGGCGAGAGTGGCGTTGTAATCCGGAATCGTCATCACGCGCGTCTGGCCGTCGGTTACGCCAGCGGTCGAGAATCGCGCCTTTTTCCCTGCGGTTGTGGCGTTTTTGATCGTGAGCGCGTTATCGGCGTGCTCGACGCCGAGGCTCGGTGTAATTGTCCCGGTAACCACCAGGTTGCCGCGAATTGTTTTTGCTGGCATCTGTTCAAATCTCCTATCTGTTGTTCAAAAAAGAGGGGGCCGGGACGTTGCCCATGCCCCCTTGGTGGATTAGCCCGGTGGGTGGCTAGATGGTTACTTCTACAAGCACTTCCGGCCGTTTGCAGATCGGGAGCACGTTGGCTTCGGCCCAGAGGTCCATGCCCTGGCCGAGCGGTTTTTCCTGCTGGCGCGCGTAATACGGCAGGCCCATGGTATTGACGGCTTCCATGAAGTTGCCGGGGGCGACGACGGTTTCGAAGGTGTTACCGGTGCCCTCGGGGAAGCAGATCGCCTTGTTGTCGGCGATGGCCGCCCGCACATTGCCGTCTTTGTCGGGCCAGGCGGCGTTATATTCCTCCCAGATAATCCCGCCGTACTTGAAGCCGCCGCGATAGTCTTCGGCGAGGCTCTGATTGAGCGCCATGTACGCCTCGAACGCGCGCTCCACCATCGGGTGCGTGGTTAGCGCGTCATAAAAACTGGAACTGCAGAGCCCGCGGACTCCGGTCATCCGCTCGCCGCGCAGGTTCTTTTCGATGTGGCGCTTTACGCTGAGGCACTTGGTTTTGACAACGGTGGCGTCGCTATCGAGAACGAAGTCCAGCGACAGGTACTTGCCGACGTCGCCGGGGTTTGATGCCGCCGTGATGCCAAACTCGGTGTACAGGTTGTAGAGCGTGGAGCCGTCGGCATCCAGGATGATACCTTTGAGCGCTCCGACCGCTAAATGCTCGCGGGTCTGGTCGATGATGTTCTTCATCTTCTGGAGCTTGCGGGCCATCACGTCCGCCTGTGTCTCCAGGTTGCTTCCGCTGCCGAACGCTCGAACGTCCTGAATCTCATGAGGCAGAACAACGTCAGACACGGGAACGTGCGGAATGACCAACGAACGCAGCGCCCGCTTGTCGGCGGTCACCTTGTCCGCCGGCGCGCCTCGCTCGCGGCTCCGGACGATGTTGAGCGATCCATTGCTCTGCTCGACCATGACTGTGGTCGTGTTGATCGGCTGCTCGGGGAACATCCCCGTCACCCGGCTATAGAGATTTGGCAGTTTGTTGATGGCGGCGGTCATTGCCGCCATGTCGAAACCAGTTCCAGTGAACGGGTTCATGGTTGCCATAGTTACACCCCCTCCACGGCGACAATACCGAGGGCCAGCAGATCCGCCAGTCCGTTGGTGATGTCGGTCGCGTCGTTATTCGTGGCCCAGGTCAAGCCGCCCTTGCTGACCGTAACTGGCCCGCGCACGATGATGGTCGCCGTTTTGGCAGCGCTCGTGGCGTTGCAGTCGTTCAGCAGAATGCCGGCTGCGGGTGTGTCCGTGTCGTCCTCGAAGGCGACCCATGAACCGTCACCTCCCACGTCCAGCGCCACGACCTGCCCGCTGACAAGGTTTTCGCCGGATTTGATGGTGACCTCTTTCCGGCAGTGATTGGGGGCGCCGAACTCGTGCAGGAGCCAGTCGCCCTGGTAATTGCCCTGAGATAGAGCCATTTAAAGCTACCTCCCTTTTGTATTCCGCCGGGCGAGCTTTTCGGCTGCCTTCACGATGGCGGTCTCGTCGATCGATGTCGCGCCGGCAGCTGCGGCAGTATGCGGCTGCAATTGCGACACAATTTCGTGTGAATCCGAGGCGGCGGCGCGGCGTTCGATCAGTTCGGCCGCTACGTCCGTGTGTGATTTCCCGGATTTGATAAAGCTTTCAGCGTCGGCTTCGGTAAGCCCGTGCGCAGAGCACAGCGCCATGATGCGGTCGTGGTTTTCGGTCGCCAAGCGAGCAGCGACGATGGGATCCTCCTCCTCGTCCGCCACCGGATCATCCGGCGGGCGCTCTGCGGTCTCGGTAGGCGCAGTCAGCGCTTGGGGCAGATCAACCGCCTCGACCGTCAGATCGGCAGACGCTTGCGCTTCCGTCGTAACCTCGACCACCTCCCCGCGCATGAGGTCAACGCAAGACTTCCCGCTTATAGAGATAGCCACCGTCGGCACGCCGGGAGTCTGCACGGATAGCCGAGAATCAAGAAACGCCCGCATCTCCTCGAGAACCGAATCCTCGTCGCCCACTTTGTCGGCGAGCCCGGCCTCGATCGCCATCGCACCGGGGAAGATCTCGGCTCCTAACTCGCGAATCGTGCCCGCGGGAATGCCGCGCTGCTTCGATACGTGGTCCACAAACAGGCCGTATAGGCGGTCAATGCTCGCCTGTAGCCTTTGCTTCGCCGCGGCGCCGAGCGGCTTGTATGGGTGCCCGTCGGTCTTACCCTTGCCCGCTTCGATGATCGTGGTTTGGATACCGGCCTGTTCCAGCATTCCGGACCAGTCGAGGTGCGTCATGTAGACGCCGATGGAGCCAACCCCGCCGGTAAACGGCGGAACGTAGATCCGAGCGGCAGAGGAGGCGAGCAGATACGCCGCGCTGAACGCGGACGTTTCAGCCACCGCCCAGCACGGCTTCTTTTTGCTGGCCGCAACGATCTTGGCAGCGGTTTCGAAAGCGTTATCGGTTTCGCCGCCGGGGGAATTGATACAGAGCAGAATGCCGTCGCAGTTCGGATCGTCGGCGGCGTTCATCACGTCTTCGCCGATGCGGTCGTAAGTCGCGCAGCCGAAATCCTCCCACCACTTCTCGTCGTTGACGAGGATTCCAGAGATATCGACCACCGCAATGCGGTTTTTAATGCTGTAGGCGCAACCCTCTCCGTATCCGCCATCAGCCCCCGCCTCGTCGATCATATGGGGACGAAGGCCAACTAACTCCTGCCAGGATCGGCGCTTGCCAAACCCTAGAAACTTCAATAGGTTCTTCATTTCGTGCTATCTCCTGCAGGGCTTTGGTTTGTTGACTTCGAAACCTGGCGGACCAGCCCGTGCGAGCGTTCGCTGGCCTGGTCCGCTTCAATTTCCGCGTCAAGGGAATCGCGATCAACACCGGCGGTCTCTTTGATCACCTGGCTACGCGACTTGACCAAGTTGTCCATCGCGAGGATTTCGGCCTTGAGATCCTTTTCCGGATCCACCCATGGCCACTTAGGCGGCGACCATTCGCAGTCCAGATACGCCCGCGGGCGCCGTGCGTAATCACGAGGATCGATCACGCCGGCCAGCGATGCCGCGTCGACAAATGCCTTGAGCAACGGACGGCAGAACTGGAACGCCATCACGAGGTGCTGGAAGGTCTCGCACCGCCGCCGGAATTCAAGGGCCGCTTGGCGGGCGCTCGAGTAATTGACCTGCGAGTAATCTCCGGTGAATTGCTCGTAAGTGATGCCGAGCCCCGCTGCCGCCTTGCGTAGCTGCCACGCGAGAAACACGGGATACATGCCGTCCAGGTCCTTGAATTGTGGAGACTCGATCGTTTTTCCGTAGGGAAGGCGGATATACGATCCCGGCTCAACGCCCTGAATCGGCGTTCCGTCCGTGTCGGTCTGCCCGCTCTCGGATAACAACGCGGTGGCGTTTCCGTCCAAGTCGCGCTCAAAAAAAGCCACCATCGAGCACAACCCTTTGCGCACTAACTCGGCGCGGTCGTACTGCTCCGTTTCCCATAACTGGAGAATCACCGGAGCCATCCACGTTTGGCCGCGGTGTTGACCGGGCCGCAGCGGCTTGAATAAGTGGACAACCTCCTCGGCCGGCACGCGCGTGATATCGAGCTGCGGATAGAAAAGCGCTGGCTCCCCAGGATGCTCCCGGTACAGGTGGTATGCGATGCGCCGGCCGATCGGGTTGAACTCAATGCCCCAGCGGACCTTGCGGCCTTCGCTGAGGTCTTCGGACTTGGTAAGGGGTAAGTGCTCGGGCTCGAGCAACTGAATTTGCAGTGGGACACGCAGCCCGTCCGTCGGGCGGCGCCACCGCAACCGAGCGAGACACTCCCCGGCGACTAACGTGGTCCGCGCGGCGAGCGACTGGAGCCCGTAGAAGTCGCACAGACCGGAGGCGTCCGCTTGGTCGACCCATTCCGTCCATGCCGGTTCCAGTCGCGCCCGCGCCTCCGGATCTTTCCAGCGGGGCACAATGCCGGTACCGATGGCGTTAGAAACGAATGTCTCAATGGCGTTATGCGCCCAGGCGTTCCGGCGGTCTAAGTCGCGCGCCTGGCGCCGCAGTGGATCGCCACCACCAGCCACCAGGGCATTGATGGCGTCGCTGCCAGGGTTCCAGCCAGCCGTCGCCCGTCCGCCGCCGGTCGAGTTATAGGCGGGCGTGACCGTGCTCTGCGTCGCCGCGGCGAGAGGCCGGTTATTCGGCCCGTACAGAGTGATTACCTGGCCGCGGTTGCGACTGATCGGCAATGCTGCGGTCAACGTCCCTCTCCCGAGAAATACATGCGCCCGATGCGCGCCGTGGCGGTTCCTTGGTCGCGCTGCCATTCGGAATCCAATGCCCGAATGGCGCTCAGAATGTCTTTAATGGGCCGGTTCGTGACGGACTGGCTACCCTCGACCACTTGCTGCCGGGACGCCAGTTGCGCGATTAGCGATTCTCTGCGCTCTTCGTAGTCTTGGAGTGTCATGGGATAAAGCTCCGCATCCAGTTAGAAGGCGTGATGGGGGACCGGCGGACAATGGCAGCCGGGGCCGGTTTGGGTGCTTTCACTTTGGCCACCTCGGCCACGGCCTCGACCGTTTCCCCCGCGTCGTCTACATCCACGGTTTCAATCGGCAGCGCCGCACCGGGTGTCAGCCCTGCCTGCTCTTCCAGTTGCCGCCAGCGATGTTCCGAAAAGCGATCGATTCCGAAGATCACCGCTGCCGCTCGCGCGTAGTTCGCGCAGTCAAGGGCTTCATTTCTCTCGCGCGTCTTTGACCATGCGTACTTGCGGTAGCCGTCGACCACGCGCGAGGTCAACTGCTCGGCGGTCAACTGGAGGAAGAACTCCTCATCCAGATCAGCGGCGAAATGCACCCAGCCGGCGGGGTGGGGGTCGCCCGCCTTCGGTCGTTCCTTGCCCAAGAGTCCGTACAGTTCCGACTTACACATCGAAACGTTCACCGGCCAGAGCTTGATTCCGTATTTGACCTTTCGGCCACCCTTCGTTACCTCAATCGGCGAAGGCGTCCCAACGATAGAAACCCCGCTCGATCGTCCGTCGACCGCGTGAACCGTGCTGCCGGGGCCTTTGGAGCGCACCCAGTTGTACACCTCCTGGGTTCCATACCCGGTATCAATTGCCGTCCGCACGATGGGCAACTCGATGCCGTTCTGATTGCGATAAGTGGCCTCGATCCGCTCGTCCAACTCGGGCCAGACACGCGGATCATAGGGGCTCCGTTCCAACCGGAAACGATCCACCACCCAGCGCTGCTTGCCGCGGCCCCATCCGTACACGTAGCCTTCCATCCAGCTCGCCTGGGCGTCTATCCCGCATGTCAGGAAGAGCACACCGGGCGGCACTTGGCCCAAACGGTAAGACTCGCGTCGGCTCATGAGCTTCTCGTGGTCGGGCGCTTCGCCCTTCTCTTGCCAGGTCTCCGCGAGCGACGTGTTCACGAACGTCTGCAGCAGTACCGGGTCGTCTTTCTTCGTGAGGAAGTCAAAGACCAGATCTGCGAGCCGCTTCCACGGAGAGTAAATTTCCGAGATCCAAAACCCGGCAATCCCGGAAAATGGTTTGTCTGCCCGCCACTCGCCCTGCTCGCACGCCGCCCAGCGTTCCGCGTCCGACCACCGCGCGTTGCATTGGTCACAGGTGTAGGCTGTCGTCGCGCGTAACTGGCTGCGGAGATCCCGTAGCGCTGCGCCGCCGACGTCCCAGGTCACCCGCTCCCAGCGCAGCACCTGATGGTGACCGCAATGAGGGCACGGTACCCAGAACTTACGCTGGTCGCTGTTCTCATACGCGACCGCGATCTGGGAGTCGCCTTCGATGGTGGGCGAGCAGGCCTGCAGGCGCTTGGCACGGCTGCGGAAGGTGGCCTGGCGCTTGATGCCGAG